CAGAAGAAGAAGCTGTAGAAGAAATGGAAACCGAAACGAAAGACCCTGTAATGACGGGTGCTGAAGTTCGTAAGATCATCGAATCAACAGAAACACATTTTAATTCTATTGTAAAAGGATTAGAAGAAAAGATTGAATCTTTAAAAGTAGATGCACAAGCAAAGAATGAATTGTTTGTATCAGCTATTGAGGAATTAGGCAAAGAGCCGATTGAAGAACCTAAAGTAAAAAAGAAGACAGGTTTTAACACTAAAAAGAAAAACATTTTTTTAAAATAATAAATTATGGCATTTGATGTAACGGCTTTATCAGCCTATATAGAAGATCAAGATTTCCCATTAGCAGCACAAATGCAAGCTACTGGAGGACTTGCAGAAGTAGTAAATATTCAAACAGGAATTAAAGGTAGTTCTAACTTACAGTTCATAGATACTGATGTAGTTTTTGGAGCAGATGGTTGTTCGAGAACTCCAGCAGATACAACAACTTTTACACAAAGAACTATTACGGTAGGGGCTATTGCAGTTAGTGAAGATTTATGTGTTAAAGACCTTAACGGATATTGGACACAAACAATGGTTAAGCAAGGAGCGAAAGGTGAAACAGAATTACCTGATCCTATTGAAGCATTGTGGATGGAGAAGAAGATGAATGCAATGAAAAATCAACTTGCTATTTCTGATATTCAAGGAGATACTTTAAGTGGTACTAATAACCTTTCTTACTATGATGGAGCATTGAAAATTATTGATGCAGAAGGATCAGTAGTAGATGGTAACACTGGAGGTGTAACAGTAGCTGTAGGAGTAGATGAAACTAACATTTTAGATATTCTTGATGCAATGTGGTTGGCAATTCCAACTAACATCCAAGACAAAGAAAATCTTTCTTTATGGATGCCTATTGCGTGGTATAGATTTTATGTAGTTGCTTTAAAGAACGCAAATCTTTTCCACTATTCAGCAGAAGATGGAGCAGTTAAACTTTACGGAACTAACGTAACATTAAGACCATCTGTAGGATTTGGAGCATTAGATAGAGCTTTCTTGTGTGCTGATGATAACATTACTATCGGAATGGATGGAGAAAATGATGAAGATGATGTAGAAGTAAGATTAAACCCTGCTACTAACAAATCTATCTTCTTTGATTTAACATTTAAGAGGGGTGTGCAAATTGCATTCCCTGATGAGATTGTAGAATTTACATTAGTACCTTAATCAGTAATTAAATAAACTTTAAAGAGGGGTGGGTAATTGCTCATCCCTTTTTTTATAAACTTAAATAAATAAAATGGCAACAGATTATAACAGCATCTTTAGAAGAGATAAATTAAAAGAGAAGTTTGAAGAAGTTGATGCAGCTATCCAAGTAGCAGAAATTGAATTAGACAATGCAGATATACTAGCTTTAAATACTACACCTATTGAAGCGGTAGCGGCACAAGGAGCAGGAACAGTATTAGAATTAGTAGGAGCAACTTTGATTTTTGATTATGGCACTACTCAAATGGCAGCAGGTGGAGCAGTAGTATTAGAAGAAGAAACGAGTGGAACAGATTTGAGTTCTACAGTAGCTGATACAGTTATTCAAGCAGCAGCAGATTCAATCAATACAATGATTCCAGTAGCAGCAGCAGTAACAGCGAACAAAGGTATTTTTATTACTAATGCAACAGCTGACTTTACAACTGGAGTAGCTTGTGCAGCAAGGGTAAAGGTATCTTATAGAGTACACCAAACAGGATTATAAACTTAAAAATAAATAAATATTATGGCTTGTGAATTAACAGCATCCCACGCAATAGACTGCCGAGATTCAGTAGGAGGGATTAAAAATATATATGTTGCAAACTTTGATAATGTAACTTCTTTTACTCCAGTAGCAGGGGAGATTACAGCTATCACACAAGAAGCGTTAACTAACTTTTATATCTATAACTTAGAAAAAGAGAATGGAGCATTTACAGAGACGCAAACGGGTTCTTTAGAAAACGGTACTACTTTTTACGAAGGTGAATTAACATTTTCTGTTAAAAAGATGGGTAAAGTTCTTAGAGAAGAATTAAGATTAATGGCATTATCAAGATTGTTCATTATCATTGAAACTAATAATGGAGAATACTTTTCGTTAGGTGCTAATTACGGTGCTGATATGTTAAGTTCTACTGCTGCAACAGGTACAGCATTTGGAGATTTAAATGGGTACAGCCTTACTTTCAGTTCGAAAGATAAAGTACCAATGTATGAAGTAGATTCTACAGTAGTAAGTGGATTAACTACAGCGTAAATTATAACGCATAAAAAAAGCCCTTAGATTAATTTCTAAGGGCTTTCTTGTTTATTGGTATTTATTATTAAATATGTTACAATAATTCAAAAATAATTATAGTATTAAGTATGGAATTGAAAAAAGAATGTATAGGAATGCAAATAAAAGTAAAAGATGTTCCTTTAATTACTATAGAAGATAATAAAAAAATGTTTCCAGTTTACATTAAACATGGTTTAGATGTATTCGAAGCACCAAAGAAAAGAAAGAAAGCAGATGATAAAGTTGATTAAAGATACAACTAATTCAAATATTGCTTTAACACTATCTGAAAGGGTAACACTTGATCCTGTTGTGTATTTGTTTGAGTTTGTAAATGATATGAGTAATGTAGCTTATTATGTTATAAGTTCAGATACATCATTACATACAACTAGATATAACGAGTTTGAGATAATAGAAGGTGTTGATGATGCTTTAAACGGTTCTTTAATTTTAGGTGATGAGGGTTTTTATAAATACACTATTTACGAACAATCAAATCCTTTAAATCTTGATCCTACAGGCTTAACAGTTTTAGAGCGTGGAAAGATGAAACTAATAGGAGATAGTCAGACATTTATTAAAAATACTATAGATACTGATTTTATAGTACATGATCCTACAACATAATGGAGAAAGAAAAAGATAATTTTATAATACTAAGTTTTGATGCTCATAAGCCGCCTACGTTTACAGAGCAACGTGGTAAAGATTGGGTAGTATATGGAACAGAAAAGGAATGGAAAAATAATTATCCTAACTTTTTAATTGATTTATATAATGAATCAGCTATTCATAATGCTATTATTAATGGCAAAGTTAAATATATAGTGGGTCAAGGATGGACTATAGATAAAGAATTACCTTTGAATGATAAGATGAAGGTAAGTAAGTTTATTAACAATGTAGGTAATGAATCATTAAAAGAATTTACTAAAAAGATTGTATTAGATAAAAAGTTAATTGGTGGTTTTGCTGTGCAGCCTATATGGAGTAAAAACAAAAAGGAAATTGTAGAACTTCATCATATTGAATTTAGTAAAATTAGAGTAAGTGTAGAAGGTGATAAATATTTTTACACTTCTGATTGGTCTGTAAAGAACCCACAAGATAATGAAGATTACCAAGAGTTCACACCTTTTAATGGTGAATACGGAACTGAACAACTTATATACTATAAAGAATACAGACCTAATTTAAAAGATTACCCTTTACCTGATTATCAAGCAGGAATTAATTATATAAGTGCAGATATTGATATTGCAACTTTTGTAGCTGCTAATACTTCAAATGGCTTCATGGGTGGGACTTTGGTTAACTTCTTTAATGGAGAACCTGAACCTGATAAAGCAAGAGAGATAGAAAGAAAGTTTAAAAAGAAATTCACTGGAGCAGATAAAGCGGGTGCAGTACTATTAAACTTTTCAGACCCTGATAAACAAGGTGCAGAGATTGTACCAATTAACGATAATGGACAGGATGAGCGATTTACAAACCTCAATCAGCAAGTTAGGGAAAGTATATTTACTTCTCATGGTAGCGTTAACCCTGTGTTATTTGGTGTAAAAGCTGATAATGGAATGGGCAATAATGCAGATGAAATTAGAACAGCATCAGAGCACTTACAGAATGTTTACGTACAACCTGAACAAGATGTAATTGAAGAATTTATAAATTCTATTCTACATATTAACGGGCTTCCTAAGTGTTTAAAGATTCAAGATTTAGAGCCTATTAAATCAGAACTACCATTAGATAAGTTATGGGAGGTTATGAGTATGGACGAAAAAAGAGAATTAGGAGGATTACCACCATTAAAAAAAGAATTTAAAGCAACATCATGTAGCTGTGAATTTAAAGCTGATGATAATGAGCATTTTTTTACCGCTATGGGTTCAGTAGGTTATTTAGATGATGAATTAGAAGTAGTTTCTGAAGAATATTTACAATATAATCCTTTTACTTTTGCAGTTACGGAGGTAGATAATCAAATCTTAGCATTATTAAAAAAGAATCCATCTTTATCTGTTGCTGAATTATCAGAAAGCACAGGATTAAGTATAGAAGAAGTTAACGCACGTTTAACGGCTTTAAAAAACGAAGGGTTATTAGATATTGATGGAGATGAGAAGAAGGTAAGTGATGAAGCAGAAGAACCAACTGAAGAGTTAATAACAGTTTATAAATATGTAAAACGTCCAAATGTTCCAAATGCTAAAAGTGGTAGTAGAGATTTTTGCAGAAGATTAATAAGATTTGGAAGAAACTACACAAGGGAACAAATCAGGAGTATGTCTAATGAATTTGGCGGTAATGTATGGACTGAAAGAGGCGGATGGTATTC